CCCAACGCAACTGAGAACACTTAGTCAAAAGAACAGTGAATACAGGCATACAAACTTACTAGTCACAGACAAACTAAAATACAAAGTAGCAAATGACACAAAAGCAGTAATCCAGACCAGGGCCTAGAAATATTTTCAGATAGTCTAATTACACTCGATAACTGAAAATTAACTAGTCAATGACCGCGAAGTCTGCAGACCTCCACGAATCAACCCAACTGTCAAACAGATTCACACGCCCAGGCCGCAGGCGAGCCAAATTACCTCCACGAGGCATTGCTCCCTCATACTCAGCCATGAGCGCACTATCTGATCCGGGACGAAAAGAGTGCGTCAAAATTCCACGCTGCTTCTCAAGTCCTGTGGTCAGAAAATGGTTCTCCTCATCACTCATCAACGACGCAAGCGCCGAAGCATAAGTAATCTTACTATCCATCGAGTGCTCATTCTTCATTTCATCACCATGTTTATCGATGATATACTTTAAAAGACGATCTGCCTCTCGACGGTATTCAGCAAAAGGAAACACCATCATCCTGTAAGCACAGACTTTGACATACGCTAAACGCCAACTCCTCGGTTTCCAAAGGAAAAAAATCGACGCGCGTATCTTGTCATAGTTTGGTCGGAAATACCACATAAGGCCTGACCAGTGAAACCCAGCGTTAAGAAAGACGGCATCACGTATCGGCGAGATCGGAACTTCAAACTTCAAATCAAAGCCCAAATCACGAGCTCGAGAAATCAAATGTTCTACCCATGGCCGATACTGAATAATAGAATCGTCCCCCATCATTTTTGCTGGCGTACGAGAGTATTCAGCCAGCACTTCTGCAACTGTACTCACCTGAGTGGCGATCACATACAGACCAACACGCATTAAAGCAATCGTGTTGTCTGTCAAAGTTGTGAATTTTCCAGACGGGTTAACACAAGTACGGAAGTATAGCCAACCGTTCACCCCAATAATATACAACTGAGTGCTCTGCTCCTGATACCACGTCATCATATTGACTGTCGCAGTATCTAACTCGTTACCCCAGGCTAAATTTTCGTTACGCATAGCATTAATGTCAGTTTGGACACAGTCATTTAAGCTGCCTTCCATATGCCTGACATCAGTGCACACGACGTTAACATCCTGGGGATTTACTCGAGAACCAGAAGTAATGTACTCAGCCATACTATTCCACCCACCATACCAAGGTGTCATTCCTACAGCACTCCACTCCCTCTCACCTGCCATATTCAGCATTTGATCATTT